TCCAGCAGCACCTGTTGCTCCAGTTGCACCTCTGGGTATTGTAAAATTGAAAGTTGCTTGAGATGAAGATCCTGAGTTTGAAACGGATGCACTTGAACCAACTGCCCCTGTAGTTGTTGAACCAACTGAAACTGTAGCAGATGATCCTGCATCACCTTGAATACCCTTTGGACCCTGCGGCCCAGTAGATCCAGTAGATCCAGTTGCACCTGTTGGCCCTTGAGGTCCAAGATCTCCCTCTGCACCTTTTGCTCCAGTTGCACCTGTCGGCCCAGCTGCACCAGTTGCTCCTGCATCACCCTTTGATACTACAAGACTCCACTGAGTTGCATTTTGATCTGGTCTTAGGTTTGAATTTCCTTGAATACAAATGTATGCACTACCCTCATAATATACAACTTGATTTGCAACATAGTTTGATGAAGAACTCCACTCTCCTGCCCATGTCATGTCTCCATCTGCACCACGAATACCCTCTATGGCCATTCGTGTAATTTGAGGTTGTACTCCTACAGATGTAGAGGCTGCGACAGAACTTGGAGATGTAGTAGTTCCTGAAACACTCGGCGTTGTTGATAGTGATGCGTTTACTCCCATTACTGAGTGACCCTTGGATTGATTGTTACTATACCTTCAACAACTCTGGTCTTGGTTCCAGACCCAGAAGTTATAACTGCATCATATACGTATCGACCATGAGGAATAGCGGCGGTCTGTGAGTTTGATAAAACGAGTGTAAATTGACCTGCTGATGCATCAGAAGTCGCTGTAGTGAACGCTACTGTTGCAGAGGATGAATCGTATGACTTACGTATCTGAGCTGCGTGTGAGTACCCAGAAAGATTCACTGCACTTCCAGTACTATCTGTAACAGTTACAGTAGTAGTGAAATCTGCTCCTGAATCAATGAATATATTTGAAATGACTGCCATGTTTAACCCTCATAAATGTTTAAATATTTATAAGGGTTGATGACTAGAGAAGTGTATTAGAGAAGGGGTTGTGAATTTCTCTAATTGTTAATTTAATCTGTATCTAATTACAATGATACCTGAACCACCAGCTCCTGCGTTAGCATTATTACTATCTCCATGATTACCGCCACCACCTCCACCACCAGTGTTAGCAGTCCCAGCTGAAGCAACATACCCAAGGGAAGGACGGGCCCCTGTTCCTCGGCCACCACCACCTAAACCACCAAGACCACCTAATCTAAATGCAGCTGCACCACCACCACCACCAGCATAATAAGTAAGAACTCCTGTGCGATAATTATTTTCAAGTCCAACACCACCATTACCACCTAATCTTTGATTTTCAACAGTGCTGTCACCTATGCTTTTTCCGTTACCACCAACTGCACCAGCTCCTCCACCACCAGCAGCATCTTGATAACTGTTTGTTGCAGCTATTCCTCCATTATTACCATATCCAGTTGCACCATTAGTATTTCCTTGAGATCCAGATGGTGCTGAACTATTATTACCATCTCTACCATGTCCACCACCAGAACCACCAGCTGCTCCTTGGCCACCATCAGTAGCACCACCTCCACCACCAGTTGATACTATACTATCAAATGTACTATTAGCTCCATTATTACCAGCTGCATCAGTACCACCTATAGTGCCTCCATTACCAACTACAGCTGGATAGTTAGTACTAGGATTTAAAGAATGTCCTGTTTTTACACTCATGCCTCCAGCACCACCGCCTCCTCCACCATTACTTCCACTTGACCCACCGCCACCAGCTCCTCCGCCAGCGACAACAAGAACATCAACAGATAATGTAGATGAACCATAGAAGATAAAATTAGTAGTACCAGAAAGAAAAGTGTGAACTCTATAAGCAACTCCATCAAGAAGATACTCTGTTATAGTTCCACCATCAGATCGAGTAATATCAGAGGAAAATATTCCTTTAGATGATAACATTAAGCAAACGCCTTTCCTACTACACTTGCGTAAACTGTTGTTCCACCATCTATAGTGAACATTGAAACAATATCAATAGAACCAGTTGCAGTTGACATCACATGATCACCACCACCCTGCCATTTTACAGCGGCAGGATATACAACTGTCTTAGCAGATGATGCGTGCTGAGTAATTTTGATAATCCATGAAGATGCTGTTCCAGAAGAAGCAGGGTTTGAAAATGTCCAACCTGTTACATTTTCTGTCAAAGTAAATTCAAAAAAGTTTCCTTGTGCTAAATCCAGAGTTACAGTTGCAGAACCTTGGGTAACTGTAACAGCTTCCTCTGAAACTCCCTTTCCGTATGCAACCTTGTTTGTACTTACTGTTACTATATCAGTTCCAGCACCATCCTGCATTTTAAGTGTGTCAGATGCACTGGCTGGTTTGATAATTAAATTTGCCATAGTTTTCCTATTTTTCTAATATTTATTCTGGTTTAGGATTTGCATCCTTGACTGCTTTCAACTTCTTGTAGAAATCAGTTTCTTTACTTTTTACGTTAAACTTACCACCATCTATTGCGTGCCAGAGAAGGTCAAGTTGTTCTCTGAGTTCTGGGTAAGCATCTGCTCGGTCACGCTGATATTTTTTGGCTTCGTGTGCAGACTTTAACTCTGTTTCTTTTTTTGAAACCGCCGATTCATCTAAAGTAATTTTATCTCCGTTGCCATCATAAAATCCACCATCATCACTACTTTTTGTTTCTGGATGTATTAAATAAACAGCATCAATTCTAAAAATATTCATCCTTTTGTCTCCATGACTGTTATTGCTGAACTGTAATATCCATTAGATGCCGCATTGCCTTGAGACATTTTTTTGTTTAAGTAAAATGTTTGTGTGCCATTATTATGGTCTGTAACTCCAATTCCATAAGTACATTCACTTGTAGTATCGGGTTCATCTACTGCCATTGCAGTAAGTCCGGCATAATATTGATCATTGGCACGTTGAACTAAACCAAATGTACCATTAAAAGTAATATTTCCTGAACCCACTCCTACATCTACAAACGACCCACTTGCAATTTTTCTCTTAAATACTCCCATTCCAGCAAGTCCATAATTTGTAGAACTAAAATTAAAACCACCTATATGCACTATAATCAAAATTTTACTTGATATTGATGATGGTGTAATTGTTTGTTGAAGTGATGGAACAACTGCAAACTGGAATGGAATACAGGCTACAGTCACCGAGTTTGAAGATACATTTGTTGTGTATGATTGTAATACACTACCAGTAGGTAAAACAACTGTACTTTCATAATTACTAGCATCCTTTAAACTACCAGTAAAATCTTCTCTTGCAGGAGTACTCATAGAACCCATACTTGAGTTCCTTACAAATGCAGGAAAATCAGAAGCACCACTTCTCATGAGTACAGTTCCATCTACACCAGATGCATTCGTGAGTGTACTGTTACCATTGTTTGTAATCGTACAGTCACCTTTGAGAGCCTCTAGTCTCAATGCACCATTACTGACTGCCGTAGTTCCACCAGCTGGAAGTGTAAATGTCTCTCCTCTTTCAATAGTTGTGCCTGATGCAGAATAAGTTGATACAAGAGTATTTGCATCAGCTACAGTTGCTAACTCAGTTGCAGATATTTTAGATATTGCCATTGATTACTCTGGTTTCGGATTGTCTGTCTTTACCTTGGCTACTGCTTCTTGCCATTTCTTTGTTCCATTGACTGCATCCCAATATTGCATATCAAGTTGCTCTTGGATGCTTGGGTAGCTGGTTGATCGGTCACGCTGGTATTTTTTAGCATCGTATTCTGCTTGAAGTTCTTTTAACTTGGCTTGGATTGATTCATCACTTGGTTGTTCTTTCTCTGCCCACCACTGAACAATTTTGCCTTCTCTAAGTTTCCAACCACCATCAATACCTAGTGCATAAATAGCGTCATTAAGAGTTGGTTCTTTCATCATGCTGTAATCTCAATTAGTGTTGTAATAAAATACCCATCATTGTTTGTTCCATCGTTAGGGACGCTAGCATTCCCATCCCTTTTTCTATAAAAAAATCCATAATAAATTGTATCACCAGCACTGTTACTTGTAACATTATCAACGACACTATACTGTGCTGATTGGTATCTGCTAGCGTCAGCGTAATAATGTAAAGGCCCGACAGTATCAACACAACCAAGAGGGGCTAGTAGTGTGTCAGACGTAGAAACTCCAGAAGATGTATCTTTGTAAATTTGAAATCCTATGCCTGTCCCAGAAGCGGCATAATATTGCCAACCATGAAGAACTAAAATTTTACTATTACTACCCTTCAACGTAATAGAAACTTCATGAAGATTTACATAACTTGTCGTTAACGTATTGGTTTCTGTAACTGGAGTTGGATGTACCATTTGTATTACATGGCCCGCAGGAAACGCAACTGAGGAACCTATAGTTCCAGCAGTAATTGTCCCAGCGTTTGCAATACCACCAGATGCCGTAAATGCTCCAGCTGAAGTCAAAGTCCCAGAACCAGTGGTTGCAATATTTCCTGTAGTACTAATTGCAATGTTATTTGCTAAATCAGCACCTGTAATATCTACTACATTTGTATCTAAGGGTCTTCGTATTGCCATGTTTACTCTGGTCTAGTGGGCCAAGTTATCTCTGAATATTTAGTCTTATCTGACTGCTCAGCAGGTATATCTCTAAGTGCAACTCTGTATGTCTTCCATGCAGCTGGGACTGTCCCTCCGTTCTCTCTTGCCTTGATGACTACCCAATCGGTATCTGCAAGGAGTCTAGTTCTTTGTTCTCTAATTCGTTTCCATTCTTCTGCGAGTAATCGGGCATCTTTAGCCTCATCATCACCTATGAAGTGTGACTTAACACCATCTATTTCTGAATCCCTTTTGGAATCATAGTATTTGATGTTGTAGGCTTTTGGTATGCCTGGCATTTCAGTTGTTATATAATCACTTAACTGAATAAGTCTTGTTTGAATATCTTCATCTATACATTCAACTATTGTAAAGTTTTCAGAAGGATATGTAACTACACCATCAGCATCAGTAATTGTCTCTACCCAAGCCCAATACTCAGGTTTGGTCATTCCTTTAGACTTTCTCTTACAATCCCACTCTAAGTCTTGGATGTGTTGAATTACATTACTTTTGTGTGATATAAACATTTTTTCTCTATACTCTTTCTATTATTAAATGACCCCAATTACCACCAAGATATCTTTGACCAGCTGTTTGAATGCGATCACCTCTTACTAAAGATAAGTTAACATGACAGAATGCTACACCATGAGTATTAGTAGTATAAGTTGTTCTTGATTGTGAAACTACGCTTCCATTTTTTAATATCTGATAACTATTACTATCATGTTTTGATAGACCTTTAGCATTTCTTCTGCATTGCCATTCGGTTTTGTGAATAGCGATTAGCTTTGTGTCTTTAGATGCAATAAACATAAATTACCTTATTTTATAAGCTATAAAATTAACATAGGA